GATGTTTTCAGCACTCGCCGAAATGGTGTTGGCCTCCTCAGCGATGTGCTGGGAGGCCGAACACCCTAGAACCAGAGTGACCGAAAGGATCAGCCAAGCTTGTCGGAGATCCACGACGAGATCTTGCCAAGGGGCAGGATGTTGCCACCGATGTAACCAAAGGCAAAGAGCATGACACCAAACCAGATGCTACCGATGAATGCGTCCATTTGTTTCTCCTAACCCCCCGACGTGGGGGGACCCGCAAAGTATATCACCACTTCCCTAGTGGGCACTTCTCTTCCGGAAGTCTGACCTTCAAAGCCGTAAAACACCCGCACTGCTTGCAGCTACGGCCGGTCCACTGGTCACACATCGAGCACACCACCAGCCTCGCCTTTGACACATCACTCTCAGGGTATGTCATGGCCTGTACAGCCTTGACCGCGCCAGCCGCGTAGTGCGCAATGCCCTTGTGCATTAGGGGAACCACTTGTCCCACCATGTTCTTGTGGAGACACTGGCCGCACACGCCGAGGCTAGGTTGGCCCCCATAGTGGCCTGCAGCGCAGCACCCGCCACTAGTTACTCCGCAGTCAGACCATTGATTGCAGTCAATCATGAGACAGTCAAAGTCCAATAGACTTCGTCATGCGACGTACCACAATCAAGTGCACTTGCGACTATAGGGGGTGCCAATGGACCAACTTCATTGAATTCGTATGTTCCTGTTGGCGAGCAAAAGTTTCCTGATCGGCTATCACTTATTGATATGCCGCTGCCAGCTCCACCCACACCGCTATAGCAGGCTAACAAACAACTATTGATGCCCGTAAGGCTACATGGGTCAATAGACCTATCAAGGTCGATCAGAACTGAACTACACTCACCTGTGCCGTAGTATCCAAAAAGACGTACTTGAGCCTGCCAATAACCGCTTTCACAGCCAAGAGTTTGAATACCAATAAAGGCGTAAATGGTTGTCAACTTTGCATTGGAGCAGAATATTTCACTACTATCAAGCAAATTAAAAGTACCAAGGAGAACCGGGTTTGAAGCGTAAAAGATACCCTCTCCACCTGAACTCGACACGTCACAGCACTTGTAAGCCGTAACGCCACTCATTGCAGGTATGGTAAGGTAAGCCCAATCAGTAGCGACACCATCGACACAATTACAACAGCGTATGTAGAAGCTAACTGCACTAGCAGTAAAGCTAACTGTTGATGGCTGACATGTGCAAACGCATCCAGTCGCGCAGCAGCAAGCAGAGTTGGCCGCAAGGGTGCTTCCTACTCGAAGGAGGGAGGATGTTCCTGCCTTGAGGTAGAGGGGCATGACTTAGGTACAGGTTGCCGTGGCGATGTCGATGTTGCTGCCAGCCGCGCTTGCAGACAGGATGCCGTTGGTAAACGTCAGGGTAGTAGTAGTGAATCGCAAGTAGCCAGTAACAAGGGATGCGCCGGTGATGACGGTCACCGTGGAGTCGATGCCCTGGTCAATGACCTGCTGGATGGTGCCCACCTGATTGGTGGTGCTCTGCAAGCCCATGTCATACATGGCGGTCTGCAGACCATAGAAAGTGTTGGAGGGATTGTTTTGGTAAGTAAAGACTGGTGAGTTGAGCGACGGGCTGTAGCTCATGTTGAAAGCATTCAACATGTCAGGGGTGCGAATGTTTGCGCCCTGCACGTTGATGCTTGACTCTCGCGCGATATCGCCTGGATCCTCGATGGTCATTGGAGGAGGTCCAGGGAATGCCATGGCTTGACCCCAGCCATTCATGCGACGCTGGCCCAGCGTAGCGCTTGTAGTGGGGTCGGTGAAACTCATGGACGCCAGTCGGGGTTGTCCGGCGTGTCCTTTGTCCAACTCTTTCCGGTGCGTGCCTGCATGTTGGACAGGTTGTCAGTGATGGTCTTGATGGCCATGCGGTACTGCTCAACCAGCAGAGCGTGATGAGACTGGGAGACCTTGCGCCACGTACCCAGCTTGATGGCCGACGCGAGGGTCACCGCCTCGACGTAAGCCTGGCTGTTGGGGGGACACACCTCGTAGCTGTAGTTGGTAGAAGCAGCTAGAGTAAAAGGTCGACTCACGGTCGCGGTTCTGGTGGCAACATCGTAAGAAGAGATGATGCGTTCTTCCTGGTAGACCGAGCCATAAAGACGAAGGGTCTGACCTGCATAGGCGTGCGGACGCTTATCTCGTAATCCAAGTGTCGGTGTTTCTGCAAACTTGAAAGTACTTGTTGTGACCAGCCTGTTGTTATTTGCGTCAGTTCCACCTGGCCAGAGGAGGTAGTGTGGACGCATGTCGCCATTGGAGGAATACTCAATGACGATGTCTTCATTCTGTGTCGGGAATGGCCTGAAGGAAATCATGCTGCCTTCAAGGATCCAAACCGGTCCCCCCAGCGAGAAGTGGTTACGAGGACGCCACTCAGTGGCCACCGTTCCATCATTGGGATCGTTGTACTTCACCACGCGTAGGATCTCGCCTACACAGGGTGGAAGAACGTAGGACTCCTGATTGGCAACGAGAGACAGGTTGAACCGAAGGAGCACATTATTTGATGCGTTCAGTGCCAGGCGGGACTGCACATCCACCATAGATGGCATGATGACATGCGACACCAGGTAGGCGTCGTTGTACTTGGCATCGAAGTCCGAGTCGTCCAAGTAGGCACGAACGCGTTCAACGGTTGTCTTCAGGAATGATTCGCTGCTATCCATGGGTTAGTCCGATTGGCTCCACTTAATGAATTGTTCCATGGTACACCGGTTTAGGAAGAGTGGAGTCCCCTCACCCTGCCAGTCAGATTCCACGTTGAACTGCAGGTATTCGTCCGCTTCATCAGCGGTCATGCCTGCCACGCTTACCAGAATCTTTTGTGCCTTCTTCCGATCATAGATGGCAAGAGGCGGCCGATTGGCTGCCCACGCATAGCCCAAGAAAGCATCCTCAAATCCATCTGCGAGGAGTGTCTCATTGGTCTTGCGTTCTTCATCCATAGATCTTCCTTCCTCGTGCCATGCGTTGGAGGTCTTCGGTCACCTGACCAAAGCCCTCTGGGTCTTCCATCTCAGCCTGAACAGGCGTCATGCCCATTTCCATGTTGACCGCCTGAAGGTCCATGCCCAACTTCCTAAAGCGAGCACTGGCGCGCTTGCGGACATCGTCACGCGCCTCTGAAATTTCTCGCTTCAGGTCGGCGGCCTTACGAAGATTCTTCTTCGCACGATCAACCATCTTGTCAACCGTGACCATTCTGGAGTCTAAGTAGACTCGTCCTGGTCGACTGTCTGGGTGGTAGGATTCGAGCTCCTGTGCGTACACGGGTGGATAGATCCATTCAGCAAGCACGAGGTTGCCGGTTTCCAGGTGCTCGTATTCAAACAGGTACTTGCGACCGTAGTGTCGTCGCATCCAAAGAATGAAGTCGTTGTCGGGCAGGATCCGATGACGCTCACCATCCAGTTGCAGTCCATTGAAACAGGCCTCCGCAATGGGGTCGTAAACGATTTCGAACTTGACTTGCTCTACCTGAGTCTCATCGACGGGCTGCTGTTCCATATGACCTTACCTTTTTCCTGAGGCGGGGAAGCTTTCTGGCAAACGGCTTTGCAGACCGAGAGCCAGCACTAAACACACGCTGAAGCGTAGCATAGGAAACAGGATTGAGGTTCTTACCTCGGCCACTACTGAAGATTGGAGTCTTTGTAGTAGGCCTGCCCATCAAAGGCTTTGGCCTCAAGTTGCCAGCCAGCCTTGACTTAACTTTGCCCCATGGCGACTTCATTGTCTTCTTCTTCACTTGGAACTCCTGAGTGATGAAAGCGAGCTCAGCGCATTGCGCCTAACCGGCTTGACCTTTCGGCCAAACGCGCCCTGCATACCAACACGAGACTTCTCAGCCTTCTTGGCTGCCAGCTTGGAGCTGCTCATCTCACCCTTTGTCACCGGAGTCTTGCTGCTCACACGCTTGGAGGGGCGGCAATACTCATTGCTACCGCCCGCACCACAAGCCTTGCCGCTCTTGGTGTCCACCCACTTCTCAGCACCCCATCGCTTCAGGTTCGCGCCAGCCTGGGTCTTGCGGACCTGGCCCTTGGACTTGCGACACTTAGCAGTAGCCTGTGCTGCACGGGCAGACCACTTGCCATAGGACGCCATCACCTTGTTGTAACAGGCATCCTTTGCCACTCAGCACTTCCACGCCCGAAGGCTCTTGTTGATGCGGGAGTTGGGATCGTTAGCAGTCTTGGCGCTCGTCAGCTTCTTCTTCATGCCCTTCATGCGGGCACAGAAAGAGTCACGGCGTGAGCCACCCTCTGGCTGGGGACGCTTGAGGTTGCCGCCAGTGGACTTGTTGTAAGCCCTGCGACCCAACTCAGAGAGTCCCCCCAGCGGATTCTTGTGCTTCGCCTTGAACTGGAACTTGGGCCGATCAGACACGCTTAGCCCCTTCGTCGAGGTGCCTTGCCAGGCATGAAATTCTTGAGCCTATCGGAACCCTTGAGAGGTGTTTCGGCTATCTCCTCTTGAAGCGATTCAAGAGCACCCCTTCTCATGTTTCGATTGTCTCGAATTCCCCTAACTATCTGGTTGTAACTCAACTCTTGACCAGACCCTCTAAGTCCTCCACCTCTAGCCTTCTTTGGAAGATTTGAGCTGTCAAACTTCAGCTTGTCAAGAATGTTCCTTAGCTGCTTCAGTTCTTCTGGTGATACGTCCATTGCTTAGCCTTTCTTCTTTGCCATGCGCTTGAAGGTCTTGGCCAGGTTGTAGCGCTTGGATCCGGATGGGCACGTGGGTCCACCGAACTTTGGTCCGGTGCAAACGCCTTCAGTGCCGCGCTCCTTGATCCTCTTGGCTACTCCCTGAATCCAATTCTTTTTAGCCATCAGTCTTCCCAAGTTTTTTTGTTTCGCATTCTGACATGTGTCAATCTTCGCGCTTGTTCATCATCTTGGCGAGACCGTAGCCAGCAGCGCCAGCAGCGCCGTACTTGGCAACCCTCTTGCCCAGCTTCTTCATCTTGTCCGGACTACGGGAGACGTTCTTCATGGCAGCCTTGAGAGTGCGACCAGCCTTACGGGGGGTCGTATCCATGGCCTTGTTGATACCAGCCTTCGCGGCCTTGTAGCCAGCGGGGATGTCCTGCTTGATGCCCTTCATGGCGGCCTTGCCAACCTTGCCAGCGCCACTCACGAATGCGGAAGCGCCCTTGCCCAATGCTCGTCCGAACATGCTCATTGTTTCTTCTCCTGGGGCCTGTAGCCCAATTTCCAAAGTACCTTTGCCAGTGCAGCCGCACTGTCAGTCACCACTTCTTCCGAGAGCTCTGGATGCAGTGCATGCAGCAGCTCATGGATGACCGTGTCGAGTCGCGTGCGGTCCTTGAGGGAACGCTTCACTCGGATCACGTAGCGACGACGGGAACGCCCCGCGTCGCAATCGCCCAACGTGGATCTCGACAGTTCGCCTGGTGCTACAAAGCGCAGGTCGATGATCCGTCCACAACTCCGAATGATGATTCCGTCAGAAGGCATCTGGCATCCTCAGCAGTTCGGCGTTCCACTCCTTCGCAATGAAGGGTGGCAACGCATTCATCTTACACTCAATTATTCCCAAAGCAGCACCCCACTGAGAGGTGTCCTTCCTGAACATCCACTTGGGCTGGAGCGGGCCACAGGTGCCCACATTCATGTACCACCACGGGAGCGGAACAGATGAAGTGCGGCGGCACTGTGTCGGGGGCACGGGCCTATGGGTGTGGCCGCGTACAACAAGCCGATGGGCGTGACCGCCGCAGAAGTTTGCGAACTGAATGGCCTCCATCTCATCTGACGCCCGGCCAGCATCAAAGCCGTGGGTCAGGATCACGGGCCCAATCTCCAAGCAGCCGCGCCTGTCCTTGCGGTAAGGCGTCCAGTGCCAGTTTTTGGCCTCCGGCGCAAACGGCGCAGCCTGCATGAAGTTAGTGACACCCCGCAGCGCAGCCGGAATCCGGCGGGGATCAGATACCAGGATGTTGTCATCGTGGTTCCCCATCAGCGCATGACACCGAACCGTGGGGGGAAGAGCACCGCGCAGCGAACCCAAGAAGGCCGCAGCATGCTCGTACTCTTCGAATAGATCGTGGTCTGATTCGTCTGGGTGCACCGAGGCAGCAGAGGCCTCGAAGATGTCGCCCAAGTGAACCAGATGGGTGACGCCCTTCAGATTGCTGAGGGTGTCAAGCAGCCACTTGTGAGTGGCCGGAGGAGTAAACGGAGAATGCGTGCAGGAGAGGACAGCGATCTTTGCAGATGCCGCCTCTCCTGCACGCCTCTTCGTAAGTGGGGTGGCAGGCCCTCGCCTGACCTGCCACCCCTTGCGCTTTCGGGCCACTGTTGTGGACCCTCCAGGAAGTTTTCAATTAGGCCGAGTACACCTTGTCGTAACTGCAGCCGCTCAGCTTGAGACCAGCAGCCTGGTCAGGGACCAGCTGCATACGGATCATGCCAGGCATCTGCATCGCTTCGGTCAGCTGACCAGTCGAAGTCAGAACAGGCCACTTCGTCGACGAGGTGCCGGTCAGAGCCGGAACCACGAAGTTGAATGGGATGAACGACTCGGCCTCAGCCATCGCCTGCACGCCCTGCGGGGCGGGCGGGACGTAGCGCTTCCAGTTGGAACCGCCCTTCTTGATGCCGTACACAACGCCGTCCTCGATGTAAGTCGAGGTGTAGCCGTTGTAGGTGCGACCTTCGAAGGTGAACTTGAAGCCGTCTTCCGAACCTTCGCTGCTCAGGCTGGACAGAGCGCCAGCACGCTGCAGCTGGTACTGACCAATCTTCTGAGCCTCGTAGTTCAGCCACACGCCATCGGCTGCGATGAGGCAGTCGATCGACTGGCCGTACTTGTTCTTCGCAGCATGGAAGCGGCGGATGTACTGACGAAGCTTGTGCTCGGTCAGCGTACCGACGCTGTTCTGCAGGAAGGACTTGAACTCAGGATGCACGTTCACGTTGATGGCATTGCTGGAATCTGCCTCTGAACCAAGCAGCGTGTTATCACTGTTGGAAGTTGCACCGTTGGCATCACCGAACTTCATCCAGCTGTTGATACCGGCGATACCGGTAAAACCAGCCAGAGTGGTGCTAGCGTTGGTGCGGCTGTTGGCATAGGTGATCCAGAGCTTCGTGGTACCAGCGGTGCCATCGGAGTCGTTGCCAAGGATCACGGATGCAGTGCCGTTTGAAAACGCAGCAGTTGCACCAACGATCGTGACCTGGCCCTTCAGTTCATCCACAGCACCCACAAACAGATTAGAACGCGTACTAAGGGTCTGGTTTGCAGCTGCACCCTGACCGTCGTTAATGCGGATTGCCGCGCCACTGCTATCGGTGTACAGGTCAACGCGCTGGCCAACGTAGAAACGATCCACTGCGCCGTTGCCGACCGTCAGCACCAAGCGGCCTTCGCCGGTAGGAATGCCGTTGGAGGCATTTCCATCGAAGCCAACGTAGCTGGTGGTGTAAGCAAGGCAGTAACCATCGTTCTGGCTGACGTACCAGTAGTTGCACAGCGTGTGAGCCATGTTCTGAGCAAAGCCCTTCAGCTTCGGCGCAATCACGTCGCCGATGAAAGCCGGGGTTGCCTCAGCCGTGAGCTCACCCATCGTAATGGCCAGGTTGGTCAGCATGGCGCGCATGTTGACTCCCAGACGGTACGGACGATTCACCGGGCCGTCCATCGCGTTCGGCCACACCTGACTCGCGCTCTGGGTGTACATCTTGGCACCAAGACCAAGGGTCGTGGTCGCATCACCGTACAGCACGAAGTCATTGCGGGGACGAGCCTGCTCCACCACGCCGGTCAGACCGCCACGGTAGATCTTCAGAATCTTCAGGTCACGACCGATTGCACTAGCCGGGCCCACGCCCTGCGAGGTCACGACGGTGTCGCGCCAAGCCGGATCAAGGGTCGGCAGAATCGTGTCGACGTTCTTGTTGATGATCTCTTCGATCTGCGTACTGTGCGTATCGAAGAGAGTTCCAGTCACTCCATTAGGCATTTTATTTGTTCCTAGTTACGGGGTTCTCAAACTCGATCTTTCCCATTGTCCAGGCCTGAAGCCAGGCGGCTCAACACATCAGTGTTGTAGTCCTGCAGCAGACCATCGACGTCACCTGTTCTCATGCCGGGCTTCCACTTTGGAGCTGGCACAGGCTTACGGGAAGCGAAGTAATCAGAACCGCTTGCTGTTTCCGGCGCGCGCCCAAGCTTGTTGGGGTCGCCGATTACCGAGCGATACTTGGCAATAACGGACTCAGTAGCCCGCCTTGCCTCTTCCGCTACCCAAGCTTCGTTGAAGGTGCCAGCCGCATCTCGCCGCGAACGGAGCATGTCAAGCGTCGTCTGACGAATGTCACGCTCAATCGCAGCCCGAGCGTTTTTGGCGGCTTCATCGCCGTTCAGTTCGCGGAGCTTACCTAACAGTGTACGACCATCGTCGACCGAGTCAATGGCACCGGTGATCTGGTCATTCATGTGGGTGCCGAGACGTTCCGCCTTGATGCGGCGAACCTCTTCTTCAGCAACGGCCGCACGGTTCTGCGCATCCAAGATGGACTGCGCAACCAGATCCACATCAGCATCATCATCCTCTTCGGACTGTGCTTCCACTTCGGGGTCTTCGTTCTCGTCAACCATCTCGTATTCCTCCTGGCCGCCTTGGGCCCAAGCGCCAACCTGTCGATCAATCTCGTCCTCCGGGAAACCGGAGTCACGGAGGAGCTGGCGAGCAGCCTCCGTCTTCATGTCAGCAGGAACGTCCTGCCGCATCACGGTCAGTGCAGCCTCGCGGAACTTAGACAGCTGCTCCATCTCCTCGCGGGCCTTTTCAAGTTCCTCGCGCGCGTTGGCGAGATCTCGCACATTCACTTCGGTCCCCCCAAGAAGGACCTTCGCATCGAGGTCAATCGTGTTGTTGGGGGCCTGCTGCTGGTTCTGTTCGTCAGACATGTCTTACCTTCCTGGCATTGGGGGCATGCCCGGCATGCCTTGTCCTGCTTGCGCTTGAGGTCCCATGGCTCCCATGGCCATCTCGGGCGAGGGGACCTGCGGGGGCAAAGTTGCTCCCATGAACTGCATCAGTGACTGGCGGTAGTCAGCGAAGGCGTTCTGCACTTCGGGCGACGCTACCGTCATGGTTGGGCTCGACATGAATGCCGACAGCAGACGGAGCTGGATGTCGGGTCGAGAGTTGTGCTGGGTAAGGATGACCTGACCGGGGTCAGATCCGTTGCCGTAGAGGATCAGGATATTCTGGACGCCCGTCTCGTATGCCGATCGTTCCTCCTCGATCCACATAGCGAAGTCCAAGCCCTCCTTCAGACTGAAGAGCTTGAACGAGTCGGGGTCCATAAGACCGGCGCGCAGAAGGCCCATCGCCTCTTCCTTGCGAGCAACCTCACTGCGCGGACTGACCTGTCGAACGCCGAACGTCAGATGTCCAACGTGCGGAATCGGGTTCTTGTCAAAGGAGACGCTGCCCTGATCCAGGTCAATGACTGCGCCAGCCAAGTCCATGGTCAGACTGGTGACCGGAATGGGCTTCGGATACTTGACCAGATCGCTGACTGCGCTGCTCACGATGGAGCGGTACATGTCACCAAAGGCACGCTGGATGCCAATCGAAGGATTGGTCATTGCACGAGTGATCTGCTCATCGAGGAACTGCAGACCGGTCGCCGAGTCGACGCGACCCTTCTCCTGGATGAGGTCCTGGATGGGGCTGATTGCGTGCATCACCTCGCGTGCAAACTGAGCCACCTTGCCCGGCACATCGCCAGCCGTCTGGGGAGAGATGGTCATCGGGTTGAACTTCTCGTTCAGCGGATCAGGCTGGTAGGCCACGACTCGCAGGCCCTTGCCCACTTCACGCAGGGTGGTGCGCTCATTGAACGCACCAGCCGGAAGCACGAGGATGCCGTACTTGTCGATGTCACGGATGTTGTTGAACAGGCTCTTCATCAGCTTCTCGGCTTCGCGCGAGATGCCGAACAGCAGGTCGAACATGCCAGCCCCATAGAAGGTGCCGGTGTCCATGAAGCGTGCCCAACCCAGCGGACAGTAGACGGTGCGATCCGAGTAGTCCTCGTCAGAGAGAACCACCTCGCCGCACGTCACCACATAGCGAGCACAGGTACCACGCGGGCCATCGAGCCACAGCTCACGCACACGGGCCACCTTGGTGCTGATGATGTTCGAACCTGCAGAGATACCGGTTGCGATTGCGCGACCGTCAAATGGGTTGCGCACAGCGTCACCAGGTTCATCCAGACCCGCGTCCTGAACAATGTCTCCAGGGTCGGTAGACCAGTACTCCATCTTTTCCAGGTTCTTCTTGATGAACGACTTGCCGAAGCGCTCCTCAAGGAACTCAACCGGAATCACGCGTTGACGCAGCATGCCCTGCTTCTTCGCAAAGTCCTGATGCAGGGCGGGGAACGGGAACACTTCGCGGGGGTGCACCACTTCAAGGTCTGCAGTCAGACCCACGGTAGGCACATCCACCAGATGGCCCTGAATGCCGCAGCAACCCAGGGTCACAAAGTTGTGCGCAAAGTCGCTGACCACCTGCGACAGATGGTTTTCGGCAACCAGCGAATCAGCCACCACCTGAGCAGACGAACGCTCGCGGATCATGCGCAGACTGCTGCCCTGTCGCATCACCTTGGGACGCAGGTCCATCGACGCGATGCGCGCCACAGTCCGGTCAATCATCGAGAGGAGCTCCTGCGACTGGAACTCCACATTGCCGTCCTTATCAAGGTAGTGGGGGGACACTCGACCGTTGTACGGATCGAAGACGTCAAAGCGACGAGCACCGTTCAAGTAGTGCCAAGCCAGCATCCAGATGGCGCGACGGTAGGAGTAACGTGAACGCTCTCGCTCCGCGTGCATGCGAAGCAGACGGGCGAGATCGCGCGGATCCTTAGGAAGACTGATCGTTTGGGCGGGCACTGTCTGGTTTCCTTGCTACTCCGAGCGGGATCCACTCGGTTGGGATTTCATCGTCTGAGATATCAAAGGCACCGGTAAATTCAGTGCGGGGTTCTTCAGATGCAACCGGACGAACCGGCGGCGGACCGAAGTCTTGATGCTGAAGACCCCGCGTGTAGTAGAGGCGGGCCATCGCTTCGTACAGGAAGTACGGGATGGTGACGTAGGTCATCTTGCCTTGTGGGTCATCAGACTTTGGAGTTTCCATCGTTTTCCTTTGGCCTCATAAGGTGTTGCACATCATCTGCGCTTATGCGGTTGAAATCAAGACTAGCAAGAATTGGGATACCGTTGGGGTCCAGCAGGGTGCCTTTCCTCAAAAGCTCCATGGCTGACTCTTGTTCTTCGTCTGGTCCCCCCACCTTGGGGATGCGGAACCGCATGATGATGGTGCTCATCGAGACGGTGTCGATGTGGTCATCGTGCGAAAGGCCGCCGTTCTTGGCTTCAGGGTTGAACTGCTCGATCTGGTCGAAGAGGTCCCGCCAAGGCTTTTCCATGCGTTGCCAAAGGGGCATCTTGATGAGGCCGTGCTCGAACCGGAACATCAGGGTGCTGATCTTGCCTTCCTTCTGCATCATGCCCACACGCAGGGGAACCACTCGGGGGAGGTGGGTGGTGCCGGTCATCTCGGTGGCGCGCTGCCTGACGAGCGACTCCAACTGTTGGTAGAGGGAGGCCGATTCGCGGATCACCTCGGGGTGGATGGTGGGCACACGCCACTTGTCGGCCAGCCGGAAGACCTGACGGATCAGCTCATTCTCGGGGGTCTTGCCTGCCCACATGTCCAGGACAAACAGGCAGTTGTCGGAGGTGGCTGCCATGACGGTGCAGACCTTGTAATCCGAGTCCGTGCCATGGGTAAAGGATGTGTCAATGGACATGAACAGCCGCGACTCCTGCAGGAACTCGCGGATCGGTCGGCTCTTCTGCACTCCCGCCGAGTCCCAACAGATGGTGGTCTGGGAGTTGTATGGCTGGGAAGCCATGTCCACATCCACGTTTTCCAACCACCACCCGTGCTTGTCGCGGGTCATCAGGGGGAAGAAGTTCTCGCCGCTCTCGCCCGGCCTACCCCGGTACTCCGCTAGGTAGACGGATGAGCCGAGGCGTTCCCTGATTTCCTCAAGTGAAAGCTGGTTCTTGAGCTTTGGGTTGATGCGCTTGGCTTCCCGGTTGAGGGGCCACATCTCAGGCCAGCAGGAGTACATGACGCCGTTCTTCTCGTACTCGGCGTCTAGGAGCATGCGGCTCCAGAACTCGAAGCGGGGATCCTGAGCACGGAGGCCGGAGGCGGTCTGCTCGGTCTGCATGGCATGCCAGGCGTAGTGGCGTCGGCTCACGAAGGTGGCCAGCCACCGGACGGAGGTGTCCGGTCGCATAAGCATTGGAAGAATGATCTTGAAGAGCAGGGTCTCCACGTAGTCGCGCAGAACGCTCATCGAGGTGGAGGCCTTGGCGTCGTACTCCGGGTCATCCAGGATGTAGCAGCGGGGTCGACCACCGCGCTGCTTGCTGGATGCAGAGATGGCGCGGAGCCACGATCCGTTCTTGAGGTACATCATCTCAAGACCGAAGGAGGCTTCGCCGCGTCGTGGGACGATGCGCTCGTCAGGGAAGTCAGGCGAGAAGTCGTCGAAGATGCGCTTGTTGTCAGTCAGCTGGCTCTTGACGATCTGTGCGGTTTGCTGCGCGTTGTCGTGCGAGCTCGTTGCATAGATGAACGAATTGGCTGGCCTGGTCAGGAGCTGCATCAGCATTGACTTGCGGATGCAACTGCTCTTCGCAAAGCCGCGTGGGGCCACCACTAGAGAGGACTTGCTTGTGGCCCATTCCTTGTAGATCGAGTAGTGACCGAGTGGCGTGGCCACCGGCATGTCGTCGAAGAACAAGGGATTGAAGTCGGCCGCTTCGTCCGGCCATAGATAGTACTTCTCGAAAAAGTTCAGCGACGCAATGAAGTCCAGTGCCTTCTGCTTCAGGTCCTCGGTCGGAAGGAGCCATTGGCGTGCGGCATTCAAACGAGCAAGTCGCTGGCCCTCTGGAGTAAGATCAGCATAATCAGAAGGAAGCGGATGAAGCAGGTTCTTGGGCCTGCCTTCAATTCGCTTGAGATCCATTCTTGAATCGTCCCCCCATGACGAGGTCGATGGTTGCCAGTCGGCAAAGGACGGCAGTGCTCAGCATTGGGTCGTTGCCAACCATGCTGTGAATACGGATGGTCTTCAGAGATTCGGTTGCCCATGGTGACAACTCTCCACCTGGCAGTAGCCGTGACTCAAGCTCATGGCCAAGCTGTTCAGGAGATCCCACCAGTTCGTATGGGTCCTTGAATGCCAAGTCAAACAGGATCTGTCCGCCCGCTCGTGCCATCCCCAGTGGACCCATTGTCTTCAGCTGTTCCTTCCACGGGATCAACGTAGGATCGGCTTCCTTCACCCGAGGGGAGATAGGTGCTTGCATGACTGGGGTAATCTTCTGTCGTGACATCGGGGAGTTCCTCTTGGATGCGATCCAGCATGCGGGAGGCGGTCAGCGAGACCTCTACCTTTTTGCCGTCGCTTTCTTGTGTGCCTCGGATTTCCTGGAGTGCGAGAAGGCCCGAGGCCATCGCCGTCTCGCGTAGCACTGCGCGAAGTCTAGCATGAGCCCTCAGCGATACGCCGGGGTCCACGTCACGAAAGTGTCGAATTAGTGTGGCGATCTCCTCTTCGACCGTGAACTGCGCCTTCTCCAACGCCTTGGCTACGGTATCCGCCCTATAGAAAGTGGGGATACCTGAAACGACTGGGACCAGGTGGGTGTTGGGAATCTTCTTCATTAGCGCCCCATCATCCTAACAAGAAGACTTTCAGCTACGCGTCGAGGCCTACCTGCAACTCTGCCTTGTGCAACGACTGCTGGGTCGGGTGGAGGCTCAGGCATGTTGGCCACACGTCGCTGCTGTGCCAACCGCACAAGTTCCTCATACCGCATGTTAAATCCCGCATTCTGCTGCAGTCGATAACCCTGAATGTCGCCGGGGTTGCGAAGGCCAGGCTTGAAGTTTTCAGCTTCAGTTGGAGCAAGTCCCCCCGTGGGAATAGAGCGTGATTCACCGCGTGCGGCGCGGCGATTAGATTCCTGAACCTGCCTGCTTGTGCCTGCCTGCTGGAGGTTGCGGGCGTAATCAGAGAGCTGCATCGGACTAATGAGGGTGGGGGGAGTTCCGATCTTTGAACCCACCTCCCCGGTGTCCTTCATGAATGGCTCAATCCTCTTGGAGGTAATGTCCTGCTCCTGTGGCTTCAGCTCTCGGCCCTTGAGGTCAAGAGCCCTGACTGCTGCTCCTGCCGTGTTGAGCGTCCAGATGAACTTGGCCTGCTCTGCAACACTCTTGGGATCAAGCTCACTAAAACCCGCTGCTTCAAGCATGCGAATCTGTCCCTCAGCCCGCTTGACGATTTTCTTCCAAGGGCTTCCTAGGTCTGACTTGATCTGATTGACCTGGGCAATCGTCATGTCAACAAACTCTTTTTGTGCCGCGCTCAGGTCTGCAGTGTTTCCAAATGCAACCTGCTTCTTGGCAAGCCTGATGGCGAGCTTGGCCTTATCAAGAGCGTTGGAGGGGCTGGCCTCGCCAAGTGCCTTGATGGCCTTGTCGATCTCGCCAATAAGCTTTGTCTCTTGATCGCGTGTGAAACCCTGCTGGATCTTGCGGCTGACGTCGACAATATCGCGTGCATCTGCCTTCGCCTTGATTGGCATGGCTGCCTGCTCGGGGGTCATGACTACGGGCTGGGCTCCTGCAAAACGAGCTGCTCCTTCGGCGGCCAAGACGTCTGCTCCCCCCACGCCTCGGGTGGGCAGGCGGGGCAGGCTGGCAAGAGCTTCTGCTCCCGTGGCAAGCTGTGGGTTCTTGGGGATCCTCTGTCCAAGAGCGAAGAGCAGGTTGAGAAGTGCACCAGCCTTCTTCTTGGTGACATATGTGCCGGGGCCGTAAATTGGTTCGCCGGTTGTGTTGCTGCTTGCGTATTGCCTTGGTCCATCCAGTGGCCCGACGCCAGCTGGCCTATTCGGTATTGCTGTAATGCCAGCTTCACGACTGGACTGGTCAACCAGAACAGTTCCACCACTGGTGCCCAACAAGGCCCTCATTGGAGGTGCCGCAATCTTGGCTGCTTCTTCAGCTGTCTGTGGTCCAACCGGAGGACTGCCACTCTTAGAGATGATGTAGTTACGGAACTCGGGATTCTTTTTGATGAACTCCAAGTAAGCCTTTGGATCTTTCTCCTTTAGATCCTCAGCCAACTTCAAGATCAATTCTTTCTGAGCAGGACTAGCCGACTGGCTTCCTCGAATCTGATCCGAATCAGTACCCATCTCCGCATTACGCTGCTTTTGGTATGCACGTCCCTCTGCTTCAGCCTGACGGGTGTCACGTCTGTCGATTGAGGTAGGAAGCTCAGGAAGGTCAGCGGATGCAAGAGCCTTAGCAAGCCTTCTCAGCTCTTGTGGTTTGACTGGCTTGAGTGCTGGAGTGCTCTTGGCTTGACTGGGCTTTAGGCGTTCATCAAGCTGCTCTTGAAGCTTAACGATCTCACGCTGAAGCTCGGCAAATCGCTTGACTTCGTGAGGAGCTACCTCGCGTGTCCCCCCAGCCTTTCCCTTGCCTGGGCCAAAGAGCCCAGCAACTCGATCGTATTCAGCCCTGAGTGCTCTGAGCTTGTCTCGTAACGCAATGGGATATTTGATAATCCGGCTTGCTCTGGCCGTTTCATCCTTATCGAGGGCACGAGAGCGGTTGAAAAACCTGCCATCTTCTGTCTTCTGGACAAGTCCAGCTAATTTAAGAACTTCAAGAATCCGAGTTTCACTAGCGCTGGGGTTGCGACCAGACGGGTAGATGAGCTCTGTCAGTTTGCTGGATGCTCGGGTTGGAGCAGAGAGGTCCTGTCGAAGTTCGTTCTTTTTGGTCTGCAGTTCCGATGCTGAGTAGCCGGTAAGCGTTTGGACTCGCTTGAATACTTCTGGGTCTTCAAGGGCGGCGACTGCTCGGTCGATGATTGATGCGCCACCAAGTGTCTTCTTGTCTGTGCCCTTGATGTTCAGGACTGCGGGCTTTCCGGCCATTGTTCCGTAGGAGCCAAACGGAAGGCTGGCTCCTGGGATTCTCTGGTATTCAACCTTCTTGCCGCTGGTGACCTTGAAGCCAATGTCAAAGACTTTATTGTTTGGCGTGTAGATGGGGACCAACTGATCGCCGGTGATGAAGCGTTGAGTCTTTCCCTTGCGGTATGGGATCTGGAGGTCCGGACCGAGAGCGTTCAGGATCTTGAGTAGATCTTGAATCTCCTTTGGAATGTTGGGGGTTTCGGCCATATTGGTTTGACAAGTCGTGGTTAGGTGCTAAAGTCCGGATCCCCCGGCGTCTAGCCCCAGCTCCTGCATGTAAATGACAGTCGAGCCGGGTTGATTGGTAACACCATTGAAAGTTCGCAAGGTGCGAAGAGGTGTTGCCGTGTTCATGACGAGAGGATACGCGATGAAAGTGTTGACGCAACGGAACCCGCTGAACAGTGCGGAGCCCATGCATGTGGCGAGGAGTGTGCTGAGGGCTGGCTGGACTACGCCACTTGGGCGGTTGGGATTGCTTGAGTGGCGTGGTGAGCCATGGGAGTGGTACGGCGGTCAGTGGGTTCGCAGGGATGGCAAGTGGTTGGATGAGGCGCTGTGGCTTGCGCTAGAAGATGCACACATCGCGGTGAGGACCAACCAGGGCATGAACATGCGGAGGCTTGCGCCGACCATGGAGACCATCAGGAATGTGGGCCATGCGTTGCGGGCGTTGTGCCGTATGCGGCACGAGGATGCACCAGCGTGGCTGGGTAATGGGGATGGACCTGACGCAAAGTGGATGGTGTCCTTCAGTGATGCGCTGGTAGATGCAAGGACGCTTGAGGCGATGGAGCGAAGTGAGCAGTGGTTCGAGCCACATGTGCTGAGCGTGGCTTGGGAGCCAGAGGCGGCGTGCCCAACGTGGGAAGCATGCGTGGAAGAGTGGAGTGAGGGGGACCCAGCGTGGAAGGAACTGCTGTGCAGGGCTATGGGCTACATGCTGGTGCCCAACCGGGGCTTCCAAAGGTGGCTGTTGATGCACGGCAAGGTAAGAGGCGGCAAAGGAACCATCATGGGTGTGGTCAAGAGCCTGCTGGGTGGGGCTGTCAGGAGTGCGAGTGTGGCCCAGTTGGCCCAGAACTTCGGGTTGTGGGGCTTGGAGAGCGCAAGGGTGGTCAATGTTGCGGAGTTCGGAGCGGTAAACAGTAGGGAGGGAGAGCTTGCTGCCGCGAATCTGAAGAACATCGTGGGTGGAGACCCAGTGACCATTGACCGGAAGTACATGGAGCCCCTAAGGGATGTAAGAATTGACGCGTTCCCGGTGGTTCAGAGCAACGAGATTCCTAAGTTGCCCAATAGGGGGCAGGGATTGGCGAGCAAGATGCTTGTGTTGCCGTTTACCAAGAGCTTCTTGGGCAAGGAAGACCTGACTCTGGGGCAGAGGCTGGCTGCTGAGCTGCCAGGCATTGCGGTTTGGGCCATGAAGGGTGCTCAGAGGCTGATTGCAGAGCAGGATTCAGGGGCTAGGTGGCCTGTGCCGAAGGCTGCAGAGGATGCAGTGGAGCGGTTCAGTGTGTTGAATGCGCCGATGCAGGAGTTCTTGGATGCGAACTTCGAGCAGAAGGACGGTGGGTTTGTGGCTACCAGTGTGCTGTGGGCTAGGTGGCTGGACTGGAAGAAGACGAGTGGTACGAAGGATGAGATGACCCAGGCTAAGTTGTTGCACCGGATTGTTGAGGAGAGCAGTTGGGGTCTGACGAGGGGCAGACTGGGTGGTGAGCGGTTGAGGGGTCTTAGGGGACTGGCCATGAAGTCCGAATAACCGGTTTGGGTGGGGTCTCGAATGGCTGTTATTGGACCCAATAGTAGGTGGCTGTTAGGGTCCTAAATAGGTGTTATCGGGTAAAGTGACCACCACCTGACCACCTCTGACCACTAGTGGTGGTCTAGGTCCCACCCAATGTTATCGTTGACGGATTGACTACCTGACCACTATGACCACCTAAATAGAAAAAGTCTTATGGGTAAGGGGGTATATAGAGCAGCTTTATTGGCGGGAGGTGGTCACCCTGGTCACCCCCCTCAGGATGGGCGGTGGTGGGCTGAAAACGGGGATTTGGGTAGACCACGTCTGGTGGGCTTTTGGTGGTCGCTACATGGTCGGGTTTTGAGAAGGAAATTTCCAGAGCGGGGAGGTCTTTATAAGTTCACGCTGTGCTCGCATTGGGGGTCAGCCCCCTTCTGCAGCCAGCGAGCCTGCGCAGTGACGCAAGCGCCGACTCCACGCTACCTGATAGACGGGGAGTCAGAGCCCCGCCGGGCCTAGTCCGGCTGCTTGCTCCGGCTACTGCGCGGTTCCCTCCTGCGCGGCAAAAGGCGGGCTAGCCCCAATGGACATGGTGGGTTTGCAGTGTTCCGCTAGACATCCGTCCGGCGGCTGCTGACCCACACAACCTCTCTCGTACTAAGTACGAAAGGCTTACTACCCATGGCAAACGCCAACAACACCGTTCTCGCTCGCCTGACCGCTGCTCAGACCCGCCTCGCGCTCCCGACCCTCGCGGAGATCCCGGCGGCTGCTCTGAAGAAGCCACTCGTCTTCGTGATCGACGGCTTCTCGGAGACCAGCAAGGGCGACATCGTCATGAACGGCACCGTCACCCACAAGGGCACGAAGTACCGTTCGGCGATCTTCGGCGAGCAGGACATCCTCGCCATCTTGGGCGACATGCGCGTCTCGGACGCCATCGGCAAGAGCGTGACCGGTACCTTCCACCGCACCGCTCAGGGCGGCGTCTTCTACCGCCGTCCCCGTAAGGCGGCGACCGTGACGCCTGCCGAGGCGATGGACACCGCCGAGGACATCATCGGCTAATAGACCTCCCGACCGGGAGACCTGGGCCATACCTGGCTAACGCTAGGTATGGCCATTTTCACTTCGTGTCACTATCTCACTACCTCCATCTCCTGAAAGGAGACACACATGACACTCATGGAAACTCTGATGGTCGTTGCAATCTCGTCCGCCTCGGCTCTGATGACCTTCACCGTCATCTCGATCGCCAAGCCATCCTCCCGCAAGGAGATGGGCGTCCGACTCCCAGGCGACCAAGACCTGGGTAAGGACGAGGACAACGGCTACACCAAGCCAGACCTGGATGCAGACACGTTCTGAATCCAAGGCGGGCTGTACCCCTCGGGTGCGGGTGGGTTGGGCGCGTTGCCCTTCCCACCCCATCCACTCTCTACACATGGAGACACACACATGCACTGCAATACTTGTGGCGGATCAATGCTCGGCGATGGCGTTACGACTGTCATCCACTGCGAACGCCTCTCGGCTATGAACTTCTCAGTCGCACCAGACTCGGCTCCGCTTCACTGCCTGCCAGAGCCTTGCGACTACAACGAAGAACTCGTAATCCGACCCGACTGGCATCCTGCGTCATCCACGGAACCCCGTAACCCACTCTACGGGGACACACTCACACCTGACCAGCTCGCCGCTGGCTGGCACTACTGCCCAGCCTTCGACGGCCTGCTGACCCAGGGCGAGGGTGACAACGGCACCTGCTTCTGCAACCGAGACTCACAGACGAAGGCGGGCTGACCCGTTGGTGGGTGGCGGTGGTGTGGCTTGTTGCTACACCACTGCCCCCGCCAGGACTTCACACACTCATCAACAAGGAGACACACATGACCAACACCAACCTCGACTCTCGCAAGTTCGTCCTCACTCTGATCGAACAGCTCGACATGAACCTCATGCGACTCAAGACAGAGATGCAGGACATGACACTCACCCAGATTGCAGAAGAGATGACCGTCAACGTCACTCTCTGCAACGCATCAGTCAAGGCATGCTTGAAGGCGGCCAACTCATGATCGCATTCGCATTCGCGTTCTTCTTGTTCTGTCTCACATGCTGGATGAACACCCTGCTCTTCACACTCTTCTTCACCACCAAGAAGAAGCGAAGACCTTGATACCTCAAGACACTTCTCGTCCGTCGCCACTCGGCTCCCCCGTTGGTGGAGCCGAGTGGCTCCGGCAGCAGCGTGTTGCTGCTGCAACTGTTCTGATTTGGTTACTACCTAAGATCTAGAAAGGATCTATACCATGACTCAGTTCAATACCGTGTTCCGCGCTTCCAGCATCAAGTCCGCCTCGTGGCTCAAGGATGCAGGCACTTACACCATGACGCTCAAGTCGTGCAAGGAGACGCACACCGCGACCTCCGGCACGCCTTGCATCCGCGCCACCTTCATCTCGGGTGACGGCACGCAGATGGTCACCGACTCCGTCCTCTTCACCGACAAGGGCATCGTCGGCTTCGACAAGTACCTGCGCTTCGCTGGCATCGACCTGGAGACGCTCGGCGACAAGGAGATCAACGTCCTCACCATCATGGAGGACCTGATCGGCACCGAGATGGCAGTGAAGACGGTCAAGATCGAAGACGGACGCGTCGTCGTCCGTGACCTCAGCACTCCGGCACCTCGCAACCTCAAGGTCGTGAAGGCTTCGTCTGTGAAGCCCGCACGCGCCAAGAAGGCGTCGGCCTAACCAACCCAGTCCTCTGTCTCCCTACCGTCTACGCCTAGGCGGTAGGGAGACACGACTTCTACCCCCCACAACACACAACCAGGAGACACACACATGCCACTCTGCATTCCGTACATCGACGACGAGATCCGTCTCGTCCGCCAATCACGCGTCTCACCAGGCGACCTCGCTCGCCTCGCCGGCGAACTCGGCATCGGTTCCAACGTGCCATGGCAAGTCGACATGCGTGACCACGCATTCACTGACCCATCGCCCGTCGCCATGGTAGACCGTGACTCGGTCGACACTCCCAACCTTGGTCGTCGCACCTGCGATGACGAGCGACTCCTCGCCATCCGTCGTCATGCCCGGTTCCTCCGTGCCCAAGCAGACCAACTCCTCATTGACAGCGGCCAAGCCGATCTCATAGACTGGTCGACCGGCACCATCGCAGACACCTACATCGTTCTGGGTATCCCACGTTCCAAGATCCGCAAGATCATCCGCGAGGAGAGGCAACCCTCCGAGATCGACGACCTGCCGCCCCGTGCCAAGGCCATTCGTGGCAAGGCATGGCGCAAGGTCACACGCGATCCCGCTTCCTCTTGGACAGTCTCAATCATCCACACAGAAGGAGAAATCCTTGAAGCCCACTGATCCCATGCTTCTCACGCTCCGCAGATCAGCACAGTCCTGTCTGATCCCCGGCCACGAGATCATGTTCAACATCGACGATCAGTCTCAAGCCTGTATCTCCAACCACAAATGGAAGACCAACTACCACCCCACTCGTGATCTCTGCATCGGCATCCTCGACTGGCGCATCAAGCGCAAGCCTATACAGACATGCTTGTCATTCCTGAACCCCGACGAACGGGAGTTCCTCATCTCCGGCTTCACGCCATCCGAGTGGGCAGCAATCTTCCCAGAAGAACCCTCACCTCACCGAGGTGACACACCCTTCTGACCAGACCATGTGTCTCTGGGCCACCTTCCCCGAACCGGGAGGGTGGCCTTTCTTTTCTACAGCCAGGACTACGCACGCTCATCAAGTCAGCAAACACACAACCATCAAGTCATCAAATACACATCTCATTCTCACCCTTCGCCCGGCCCCCGCCTGTTGCGGGGCCGGGCTTCGGCTTCCAATCGCACCCCTTACAGGAGGAGCAATGCGCTACCCAGCATTCACATCCCATGCTCAGCAAGCAGCACGAGCGTTCGTTCCGCACCTTTCTCAAGGCAGCCCGCATGCAAGGCCAGCCTTGGATCTCACTCGTTGATGCCACCACACCCAGCGGCATCTCATCGCCAGTCATCTGCATACTAGGAGAAGACAATGACGAGTCCGTACTCGTACCTTACGCGCTGGCTCTATCGCCTCTCACCCGTCCGATCCTCTCGTCCCTCACCTACCCCACTCACCTCTCGCCCCTCATCTTCAGAGGTCCCCCCACCGCTCACGATCAATGACGCAGTGGGTGACTTCGTCTGCCCGTTCCTCATGCCCCAGTGTGAGGAACTCATCATGCCACCTGACACCATCGAAGATCCTGACGCACCGCTCACCAACCTCTACCCCACCACACACCGATGACCAACCTCACCAACACACTCGGCCCCATCCCCTACGCAATCATCCTGCCCGGCGCATCACCATCCGACATCCGCAGGATGGTGGCACACAATCTCAAGCCTCAGATGATTACCCGCAAGGAAGCCATCGAGACCCTGGTCAACGAGGGCAAGTTCGATTGTTACATGACGGCTACTCTTCACTACGACTTCGAGTCAGCCCCACTCACCACCAACTATGACATGCTCCAGTCCGCTGGCGTGCTCATCGTTTCACCGAAGGACATCGTTGAAACCTGCGGATCATTCACCTTCCATCTCAACCATCTGATCCACTCGCTCGCTGCACTCAACGTCTATCTCACCCGCACCAACCACCTCACTGACGAGCAGCTCTACGCCAAGTTGTGGGAAGGCCCACTCAAGGATGAGGTTCGCTTCCTCCCACCCAGCGAAGGCGTCGCCGAGTACATCGACCTCCTCGCCACTGCTGGCCCCATGTGGGATAACGCACCCTCCGTCTCTGACCGTGATGCCACTCTGCCCAAGTACACCTTTGACCAACAGGACTAAGCCATGACTACCCCACTTCCTATCCTCCAACCAGCACAACCTTCGTGCACCGCATGCGAGTTGCATGCACAGGCCAGGAACCCAGGGGTACCATCGGTCCATCTTCCAGCATCCCTGCCCTTCAGTAGCACCACACCTCTCGTCGCCGTGCTCGGAATGAACCCAGGGTTACAGGAAGACAAGGTCAACCAACCATTCGTTGGTCCATCTGGTCGCCTCCTCAAGGAGGTATACCTCAAGCACATCACCCCCCTCGCACACATCGTCCTGCTCAACACGGCCCGCTGCTATACCCACTCGGCCACACCACCCAAGCCCAAGCAGTTCCGCACCTGCTTCTCCACCTACTCAACGCTCGACCTCACATCCCTAGCCTCCGCTCTCTCACCCACCACACCTCGCATCCTCCTAGCCTGTGGTGCACACGCCCTCTCGACCGTCACCAAGTTCACCTCATCCAAGGCATGGTCCCTCACCTCTGCCTTCACCCGGCAGGGCACACCCACCAACCTGTGGGGGGACTGGCAACTCTTCACCACCTTCCACCCTGCCGCTGTCCTCCGTGATGGCAACCTCCTCCACCCAGTGTCCGACCACATGACCCTCATCCACTCAGCCCTCGTGGGTCAGATGCCCGTAGCATCCAGCCCCAACCTCGTCACCCCCTTCCTACCTACCGGAGTATCCCAATGAAGAACGCAACCATCCGCGCTGCACTCAACATGATTGGCTCACATCTGGATTCGCAACTCTCGTGTCTCCAAGACAGGCGCGAGGAGTGGTGCAAGTTGGAGAACGGACCTGACATCAAGAAGTACTGGGGCAACGACGAGATCATCAAGCTTGCTTTTCTCGTCGCCCTCTGCAACGGCATCACCACTGACATCTGTGGTGAACCACCATCCCCATGGGAAGAGGGCAACCTGAACAACAGCATGTTCCGCAAGAACCCCAAGATGGACTGACCCATGCGCAATGCAAAGACTGAAGCTGATGATCCCCCCACTGACACGTTGATCGAAACGCTACAGTCCTCGCTATGCCCATCGTGCAAGTCAGCACTCATGGAGATCATGAAGCTTCGTCATGCCATGCGAAAACTATTTGAGCTAGAGAAGATCCATGCACAACCAAGTACACGAGTTCCAGCAACTCATCCCAGTGAACACCCCACTCGGTGAGGGTTACCTCCTTTACATATGCAACCCAGGCATGTACACCAATGCCTGCTATGCAGTGGTCCTTGAGGACGGACGCATCCGTCACTTCATGGATCATCAAGTCACCGTCGTCCGCAACGACACACTCCAGATCCACCCAAAGGAATCAGATGAAAGCAGATGCGAACCTCGACGAGATCCGTGACACGCTGCGTGTCCTTCGCAACCGACACTCCAACGAAGACGCCGCTCTCCGTGCATACAACACCATCGAGTACTGCATCGAGCAGATCGTCAAGGACTGTCACAGCCAGATCGAGCATGGCTACGCACGCAACCGCGAACTCAACAAGCGCAACACCCAACTCCTCTTGAAGATTCAAGAGCACGAAGCACGGGACTGGAGGCCCGACGACCAATGAAGAAGAGCCTCATCAAGGAAGCAACCGAGCTACTCAAGGATCTCGACGATGCATTCCTTGACTACACCCTCGACGAGTTTGCCAACTGGGAATACGCGTTCGACCTGATCGACCGTGCCCGCTCCATCCTCTACACCTACCTAAGGGAAGCAACCCAATGTCAGACAAAGAAGAAGACAAACCGAGTACCGCTAAGAAGGCCATCTACTACATCATCATCGAAGCACACGACGTCGAAGACACAGAGTTCCAAGCCGAAGAAGTCAACGAACTGACCGAGCAGCTCGGTCAGATGCTCTCCTTCAACGGCACCGTATACCTAGATGAAGTGGAGTACGAGACATGATCCCCGTTCAACTGTGCATCGACGTACTCAAGGAAGCAGGCTGGATCTACGAGGGCAGCACCAAGGTCGACGGCACCCGCTGCTACAAGATGCGTAAGTACAGCAAGGGTGATGCTTCCGTTCATCAAGGCGTCATCTACTTCACCACCTACGGACTGCGACGTGAAGCAGAGAAGGAATTGACAAAGCATGCGACTCATTTCGCTTGACATCGAAACCTACGGCGCTTGCACGCACACCCATGATGGCCGACCCCTCCCCACACAGACGGTCTTCCATCCAGCGCGTGCACTGCACACAGATCAGTGTCCCCCCAAGGACCTGGTCCTCTCGGTCGCAGTCACGACCGAAGCTTCCTCATGTCCATGCGGCAAGCGTCGTGGTCAGCCTGCGTTCTCACCCTGCTGCACCATGGTTATGTACCCACACAAGCATGCGTATCACATCACCTCGTGGATCAACTGGGCTACCGACATCCTTGGTATGAACCTGCCCTTCGACCTGCAGTTCCTCCGTCACTACAGCCCCGCCCTTCGCTTCGCCCTCTCCGGTCGTCACACCCTTCACGACCTCTCCATCCTGAACTACCTGCACTCCGAGCTGCGCCCAGAACGATCGCTCAAGTCTCTCGGTCCTGTCCTTGGTACTCATGCCTACAAGCGTACCATAAAGGACGGCAAGTTCAGGTCCCCCCACGATCCGGAGTTCATCAGCTACGCAGCACAGGACACACACAACACCATGCTTGCTGCTCGTGAACTGCGGCGTCGCATCTACCAGGACTGGCCAGACTCTGGCAAGATCGACCAGCCCTCAGTCACCCATTACTCCGACTTGCTGTGGACCATCATCAGCATGGCCGAGGCCGGTATCCCGATGGACACCCGCATGCTCCACGACATGGAGCAGCGTCTCGTCCTGAAGGACCAACTGTCCACCAAGCTGGCCCAATCCAGCGGCCTGCAGTTGCAGGGCACCGGCTCGACCAAGAGCAAGACCGAGTTCCTCGATACCACCATTAGCAAATTGGCCGACCAGGAAATAGACATTCTGTCTCACCCCCTTCTTCAGTACACCGAGAAGACCAAGCAGATCTCGTGGTCAGATGGCAACCGCCAACTGATCCTCGCTCACCTCCCTGCCAGCTCGCCCGAGGCGCGTGGCCTCTGGCTCGCTGGCGTGCAGGCTCGTACCCAGAAGCAACTCTCTTCTTACATCTACCCCCTCTTACATGGCAGGCGCAATCAGCCTGAGAACAAAGGAGACACTGTCATCCCATGGCCGGATTCGAATCAATCAAACCAGAACAAGTCGACGTCATCTTCACGTTCCCCAATCCCTTCAGCATCGACGAGCAACTCACCTGCAGGTTCAACCTCCTTGAGTTCATCAAGGACATGGTCGACATGCACAAGCCCTACCTCGTCAACAACAAAGCAGTCTTCGACGCAATGGGCAACGTCCTCCTCCGTCGAGTTGCCAAGTACCCAGAAGACAAGGTCTACCGCAGGTGCATCAGCACAGTCGTCGACGCAGAAGTCGAGCGACTCCAGCACCACACCAAGCTCATCCTCGAAGGCATCAGTGACTGCAAGGTCACAGTCCAAGCCAAGACCACTGACTCCATTGACCTCGACGACGACGTGGACCACAACACATTCGGCTAACCGCCGAGCAACCGGTGCTGCCTACCCCGTCTGGTACCCCGTGCCTTCCGCCCAGAAGGACGCATCAGGCGGGGATGGCGGCACCATTCAAGGCCGGATCACATGCAAGCACCCTTCCGCTCAGACCTTTCCCCCTGAGATCAAGGCTTGCATCCAGTCCCGCTGGCCATCCGGTGAGATCATCTCGATGGATCTCTCTCAGGTAGAACTCCGTGTCGCAGCCCTCTGCTCAGGTGACCCCTCACTGATGGCTGCCTTTACCTCTGGCCTCGACCTTCACACCGACCGGGCCATCCAGTTGTTCGGCCTCGACTCGGTCAACCGCCCCACCTTCAAGAAGCGGGAACGCCAAGTGGGCAAGACCATGAACTTCGCTGACCTCTTCCTTGCCTCACCCCAGCGAATGCGCATGTCTGTCCATGAGATGACCGGCGAGCTGATGCCCCTGCCCTTCTTCGAGCAGGTCGCCAACTCCCGGCCCGCAGCCCGACCCGGCCTCCACCGCTGGCAGCAATCCCTCATCAGCCGGGTAGCCACGGATGGCTACCTTCTCCTCCCCATCTTCGGCCAGTCACGCACCTTTGTGGGGGGACCAGCAGCCCACCTCAATGAGGTGGTCAACTTCCCCATCCAGACCCAGGCCAGCAACACCCTGCTCCAGATCCAAGCCAGCCTGCGCCGCATGCTGCCTACCCTGAACAAGCAGGGCCCACGCATCCTGATGTTCCTCCAGGTCTACGATGCCATCTACTTCGATGTCCCCCCAGGACAGAGCGACACGCTACGCACGATGGTCAAGGAAGCCGTGGCCCAGGTAGCCAGCCCCGATGGGTACTGGGGAAAACTGCAATCTCACTATGGGAATGTGGTCCCGCTTGAGTACGACATCGACTAGCCTATAGGAATGCAGCGTGACTACACAGTCCTAGTGGATACCCGTGAGCAGACACCACTTCAGATCCCGGCACACATGCCTATCCTGGATCCGAACAAGTGTCCAAGCAACCGGGTGTCCCTGACCATCAAGCTCAGTACCCAGTCCCACAAGCTGGACACTGGGGACTACGCCCTCCTCGGATACGAGAAGGTCTGTCTGGTCGAGCGGAAGGGCAGCATCCAAGAGATCACCAAGAATTGTCTCAATGCAACCGACCGCAAGCGATTCATCGCCAGCCTGGATCGTCTACGCAAGGCATGCCTCTACCCATACGTCATGCTGGAGGGCAGCCTCGTGGAGATGACCAGCGACAAGCGAGTGCCCGACTGGTGGAACGCCTTCGACTCCTTGCAGCGCCTGCTCTTCGAGCGCAACATCGGCCTGATCCTCCTGCCAAACAACGGCTCAGTGCAGCGCCGACTGATTGGCGAGTGGGTAGCCAGGCTCTTGGTGAACGCGGCTTTATCCCCTATACTACCAGCCACCCCTTCTGAGGAACCACCATGTCACACGTCCAACTTGTTACCGCAGACCGACCCTACTTCCTTGCGCTGAAGGGTTCGAACGTCTCGACCTCCACCACCGTCTCCCCCTACGTCCTGAAGTACGCTACTGCCACCAAACCAGTGAGCTCTGGTGCTAGTGCTGTTGTCCCAGGTTCAATGAACTACATGAAGGTGTCGCCTCGCTTTACGAATGCGGGCACCTCACCTTCTATCCGAGTGATTGGTTGGGTGTGGTGTGGCGACTCCCTATTGTGGATCCCCAACCTCATTACCGATGTGACCTGCACCCTTGATACTGCAAGCGGTGCAACAATCAACGGCACGGCAAGCATGCTGGGATGTGCATCGTTTACCAAGGCAACGGGTGACTGCAAGATCTTCAACGCAACCAGCCTTGGCACCACCGGCTTCTTCATTGTGGACACGGTTGGATTCGACCTAGTAGAACTTGCCTTCCGCACTACTACCACATCAGCAACCGCTAACGCACACCTCGGCGACATCTAATGCTGAACCGAACCAGGCTTTCCTCTCTCGACGCCTTTGGTCTTCGAGACCAGCGTAACCGCATCTACCCCGCACTTGAAGCAAGCGATGGCTCCACGCTATCCCTCGACTTCACCGCAATGAGTTCGCTGGATTCTCGCTTTACTTTTAGCCGAACCAGCAACGCCACCTTTATCAACGCCAGCGGTCAAGTTCAGTATGCAGATTCAAATGCGTTTACAGGCAGCGAACTGCTTCAGCCGGGGTTATATCAGTGGAACGCACAGAACGGTGCAACCCAAGCGTTTGATCCAACTGTTGCCGACCCAAACGGAAATCTTGGTGCTCCTCAATTGATTGCAAGCCCGGACAATGGAAGTTCTGCTATCAATAGTAATCCAGTATCCGTAATCGCCGGGTTCACATACACGCTCACTTTCTATGTTCGCGGTGGAAACGCAAGTTCGCTTCTGGTTGGGCTTTTTGAAACAAGCGCCTTTGCCCCAGCAACCGGAACAATTTTGAGTGGCCCCGGATCAATTAGTGGAACCAGTTCAATCAGCATTACTGGATTGACCAGCGCGTGGACGAGGGTTCGGATCTATATCACGCCGACAATCACTAATTCAAGTAAGTTAGTATCATTTTACCCTGATGGCGCACAGGCTCGCGGCCTATTTGTTTATGTTTGGGGCGCACAATTCAACATTGGACAGATTGCAAATCCCGGATACTTCAAGACAGTTTCTACTGCCTATTTCGCTCCGCGCTTCGATTACAACCCAACCACGCTAGCCCCTCGCGGTCTTCTAATGGAAGGCGGCACAACTAACCTTGTTACATATTCGCAATTTGCATTTACAGGATCAAACCCTCCAACGGGGTGGACTTCCCCTTTTACGGGCGGCCCGGGATCCGCAGCCACATCATCCTACGGAACACTTGACGGGGCAAATGCGTGGACTCAAACCGCAAGCAACAATCGTCCAATGTTGTCTAGCACAGCAATTGCATTGACAAACGGAACCACTTACACGATTTCAATGTACTTGGAGGCGGTATCGGGCGGACTTACATACCAAGATGTATTACTGCTGAATGCCAGCACAGCAACTCTTGGTACTCCGACCTATCGAAGAAATGGGGCGACTGTCCTTGCTGGCGATACTGCGCAGGTTGGGCGCATTGAAACAACCGTTGCTTGCACTGGAAACGGAAACGCAAACCTTCGTTGTGGCCCGGGTGCAAACGCCAACTGCACAGGTAGCGCAAGATTTTCACGGCCACAAGTTGAAGTGGGTGTTCAAGCCAGTTCTTATATCCCTACTGGCGCAAGCACCGTGGCGCGAACAAGGGATGAAATGACGATGGCTAACATTTCTGGCCTTGCTTTCAATCAACGAGGCGGAACTGTATTTATGCAGGTGGAAGACAATCCAAGGGATTTTGAAACCTTCCCATACTTTGCTTCGTTTGAACAGTCTCCGTCTGGAAGAGGTTGGGCATTTGCTCGCTTCAATAACAGCGTATCGTCAGGACGACGAGTGTTTGGTATTGCGTTTAAGCCCGCTAGCCCAAACCCAACCACACTTATTAGTTCAAGTGGAATAAGTAGGCCAAGTGGACAGTACAAGTTTGCGGCATCCCTTGACACCTCACTTGCAAGAATGGCTATTGTGGTAAACGGGGGGTCGGCTGTTGTAAACGCAGATACAGCAGCAAACATGACAACTATTGGTTCTTTGAAGTTTAATAATACTACAGAAACTGTCCCAACAGATTTTGCATCTGTATGGGTTGCTCAATTGAAATACTGGCCAACCATTTTTCCAAACGAAACTCTTAGGACTATTACCACATGACCGACTACTACCTACGCACGAACACGGAAGCGCGGATGGTTGAGGCTTTCGCGGCCATCGGCGTTACAGTCCAGCGCATTGATGGCGAGTGCCACGAACTTGACGGGCAGCGCATTGACATCGGCTGGATCGGCCCTGTGACCCGCATTGTGGATGGCGAGGCCGTAACCGATAGTCGCTTCCATGCGAACCTTCGCGTAGTCGGGGAACTGACTCCAGAGCAGATTGATACTCTACCTATTCTTGATCCACCACCATCCCACCCCATGCGGGTGTGGGCTTAACTACCTAACAGGAGAACAACATGCCACCTGAGTTCCGGTCTCTCTCACGAGAGGATGCTGTCGAATTCCTCGAAGCACATGGCCTCGTCGCCATCAAGCCTCCCGTCCGCTCGTCCGACTTCCGTCTCTGCACTGACTCCCCATTCCACTACCTGCTCTGCAGGCGCATGGGTCTTGTGCCATCCCTCCGCTGGAGCGAAGCACTCAACCGTGGCACTTGGTTCCACGAACGCTTCGCACTCATGCACCTCCCCGAATCAGAAGCAGACGCCCAGTACACCAGCCTGCTTGGCAAGCGCCTTGATGAGTTGATGTCCACCTGTCAGACACACGGCATCGACGGCGAGAAGCGTCGTGCCATCCTTGCCACCGAAGAGCAGGATCATGCGACCAGCCTTGCGTGGTACAAGGCATGCTCGACCATCGAGATCTCCAAGGAGTACGGCACCATCACTCAGTTCCTGCAGTCCCCCCACTATCGGGTGATCTGCGCCGAGTGCCTGCTGGGTGCCAGCATCATGGACCCGATGCGTGCAACTGACAACCCCACACCCTGTGTGGCGCAGCCCGACTTGCTGCTGTACCACACGGTGCAGAACTCGCTGTGGGTTGTGGACTACAAGACCACCAGCCTGCCAGTTGCTGATCGTGCAGCCTCCTGCTCCATCGAGCCGCAGACCCAGCACTACCTGCATGTGCTGGAGATCCAGCTGAAGAACGCCAAGTTCCGTGAGCAGTACAACCTGCCCGACGATGTGCGGGTGGGCGGCATGATGCACGTCATCATCCAGAAGCCGACCATCGAGTTCGGCATGAAGGACCGGGACTACATCCTGGATACCACGCCCCTGAAGAGTGGACCACGCAAGGGCATGCCCCGCAACGAGAAGGTCTACCAAGGTGAGCCCCGTCTGGAGAACTACATCCAGCGTTGCCTTGAGTGGTACCACGGAGAGGGCGAGTATGCCCATCTCTCGCCGGAGCGTGTGCTCAATCCGCCGGTCAACATTTCATTCACAAGCGCCGACGCACTGCTTGACAGTATGTGGCGCAGTCAATACCTTGCACGCCTTCGCTCCGTCAATCGTTGGCGAGCACTCAAGCCTGACCCCGGATTGTTTCCGTGGCCAGTGAGCGTTTCGGGAAAGACAGGTCGACGAGATCCTTACGCAGACTTTGTTCTTCGGCCCATCAGTGAGTGGCCAGAGATCGTGAAGCAGAACGGCTTTGCCATTGTTCGACGGGATCTTGAAACACCTGAAGAAGAACAGGAGTCAACAGATGGGTGACTATCCAGACACACCGCCAGCACGTGAACGTCTTCGCAACCAGTTCAAGGACTTCAATGAGGAGATCCTTCAGAAGGTCATCAAGCCAAAGATCATCGACACCTTTCACAAGTTCTCTGACACGATCAACTCACGCTCAGATATGCTGGCCATCTTCAACGAAGAGCATCACTGCTCCATCTCGATGGGCACCTTCAGCGAATGGCTGGATCAGTTGGGTGTGAAGTTCGAACGCACCGTGAAGGTGATTGGTCTTGAGTCGCCTGCGCGCGGCGGCCTTGCGGCCCGCCCCGCTCCGGCTCCCTCAGAGGACCAGAGTGAGGAAGTGACGTTCAGTAATGAAAGGCCAGATGATTTCCAGCGGCCGCGTGGCTATGGAGATATGTTTGGCGAAATCAACAAAGGCATCTAAGCATGAGCACCTACCAAACGATGGCAGCAGGCGCACCACCCAGCAAGGGATTCCCCTCCCTCGGCTTCAACACGCCTGCGAAGTACAGCCTCAAGAACATGTGGGGCATGGTCGTCGGTGAACAGAACAGCGGCAAGTCCTATCTGTTTCAGGGTTGCTCCGATGCGTTCATCCTCAACCTCGACCTGACTGCAACTGTGTCCCCCCACCTCCGTGCCACCGTGTGGCCAGGCATCGGTTCGGATGGCCGACCGATTGACGTGGGTGGCAAGCCCATCACTCTGACCTGGGATCTGATTGAGGCCAAGGTCAAGCAACTGTGTGAGATGGCAGACAAGGGAATGGATCGCCCAGCCTTTGTGGTGATCGACACGCTTGCGCCAGCCATCCGCATGTTGAAGGGCCACGTCGCCAAGCAGATGGGCAAGGAACTCTTCGAGCAAGCCCACGGCCCAGCCGCATGGGAGAAGCTCTACGAGACAGTCATCGACACGTGCCATCGCCTGCGTCAGCACGGCTATGGTGTGTGGCTGATCGCGCACTTGGGCCGGGAGTGGGTAGACATTGCAGAGGGCTCAAAGGTAGAGGAGCACTACCTGAGCCTGCCTCCCGGCCTCAAGGAGCGACTGTCCAAGGCAGTGGAGATCATCGCGCCCATGCGTTGCGAGATGGTTGAGTCCACGGTCATGGAGCCCCGCACCATCACGGTCGGTGGCAAGCAGATCACGCAGAACAATGCAGTCGTGAAGCGTGAGAACAAGCGAGTGCTTGCGTTCGCAGACTCTCGCTACGTCAGGCTGGTGCGCACCCGCACACTCAAGCCTCTGCCAGACATTGACATCACCAATGCACCAGACGCGTGGCAACAGTTCGAACAGGCGTTCGACCAAGCCACCGCCTAATCCCCCGGAAGGGCTTGGGGGCGGGCCCCTCTGGGTGCCCCGCCCCCTGCCTCCCGATCTTCGTTCCGTTTCATTTCATTCACCCCATTCACACTTAGGAGTACTACCGCAATGAGTATCAAGAGCAGCATGTTCACCGCGTTCGCCGACATCTACAGCAGCGCCGAAGCCAACACCGAGGGATCGGCTGCTGGCTGGCGTCCCGAGGCTGGCGACCACGCGGTGCTGGTCACTGGCATGGTGGCTGACAGCGGCGAGTTCAAGCAGAAGGACGGCCAGTTGTTCCCGTCCAACCTGATCCACTTCACCTACCAGATGATCGAGGATCCGGGTAGCCCGGCTGAGCCCCGTTCGTTCAAGGGCAAGACTTTCAACCTGCCGTCCAACCCGGCTCAGTTGACTGACGATGGTGCGAAGACCCGCATGCGCATCGACATCGAGCGCCTGAAGGGTCACCTCCGCACCGTGCTCGGCACCAGCACCAACAACCTGGCCGCCGACATGGAAGCCGCTAGCAAGAAGCTGGCTGCTGGCGTGCCGACCCCCGTGAAGCTGCGCGCCAAGTATGACGCCAGCCGTGACGGCAAGACTCTGTACTTCACGGAGTTCCTGACCGGTCAGCTCATGGGCTGAGTAGGGCTTGCTTTGTGGGAAGCAGTCCCTACGATAACGAGACGTCCCCCCACGACAGCCCCATGGGTCACCTGCCCGGTACCCATGGGGCATTTTGGTTCAGGGAGGTCGCGTCAGGATGGGCTCATCTAAAGCCTGTTCGGGCCGACCTCCCTACCCACAAGCAACGTGCTATGCGCATCTGGATCCCAGCCAAGGACTGGGATATGCCTCAGCCAGATGTCGAGGTCTCCCGCCTAAGCCAACTGCACCGAGGTAGGGTAGGCCTCGCCGTGTGGTCCCGCCCATGGCAGGGAGGCCTCGACCACTGGCTGCTCATAGGATGGGCCGTAGGACAGCCTACGCCGTCCCCTGCTGCGCAGGCACACTGGGTGAGGGCATCAGAGCCCAAGCCCTGGGACATCGTTCCCATAGGGGAACTGGACCTCGTAGCTTCCTTCCAGAAGGGACGCCTCCGGTTCCTCAATATGCAGATCACTCGGGATGACCGGGAGCGCATGGACGCGCTCTACGGTCGCCCACTCATTGACCGCCTTCTCCAGCCCCGGCGCGTGCCGTGGGCCGTTCGCATCGTGGCCCCCCACACCTACCAGTTGTGGGTCGGCCTCTAGCTACCCCATACCAGGAGTCACTACCCATGTCCGTCTTCTCGCCCATCTCGTCCATCTCTACCCCACCCCAACCCAAGGACCTGACCACCATGACTCTGTTCGACCTCGCCGTCGCCGTCACCAGCCCCGAGCTCAGCCCCACCCAGACCAAGCAGCACCTCGACCTGGAGATCAGCCCCCGACTCAGCAAGTTGCTGGGGGGACTCGCCACCAGCGGGCAGATCGAGAACCTGCGCATCACCGGCCCATCCGGCTGCGGCAAGACCAGCGTCGGCCAATGGCTGGCCCAAGAGACGGGCCGCCCCCTGCTTATCATGGACTGCGCCGTGGTCCGTGAGCCCCGCGACTGGTTCGGCTTCCGCACGGTGCAGGACGGCAAGATCGGCTGGCAGGACACCGAGTTCGTCCGCGCCGTCGAGGCAGGCAACTACATCATCCTGCTCGACGAGATGAACCGCGCCTCCACCTCCGTTCTCAACGGCCTGTTCTCTCTCACCGACCATCGCCGCCGCGCATGGATCGAGGAGCGCCAGAAGGCTGTGGTCGTCGGTCCCAACACCATGTTCATCGCTACCACAAACGTCGGCTCTCGCTACGTGGGCGCATCCCCCATCGACGCGGCACTCGACGAGCGGTTCGGTCGCATGATCGAGATGACCTACCTCTCGCACAAGGAGGAGGCCAGCCTTCTGCAGCGTCGCACCGGTATCACGGAGGACCATGCACTGGCCCTCAGTGAGGTGGCACAGAAGACTCGTCAGTCCACCTCAACCGTCAAGCCGATCTCCACCCGCCGTCTGCTCAGCGCTGCCGCTGACCTAAGCCGCTACGGTGAGTCGTCGCTTGAGTACACCCTGCTCACTGCATGCACCGACCTGCAGGAGCGATCTGCTCTGGCTGCCCTGTTGATGGGCAAGTTCCCAGGCATCATCGCAGGCAGTGACAACGCGGCCACCCAGTCTGCAGTCATGCCCTTCTAATCCCCACCACCCAGGAGGACCTACCATGTTCGACCGCATCTTCTCCCACTTCGATACCAGCTTCGACTTCGACTTCTTTGACAAGTCGGTCAAGTCAAAGCGCGTTCAGCAGACCACCCCACAGATCATCATGGACCAGGCTGCGGAGCTCTGGTCCATGTGGGTCAAGGAGCGCATCACCTTCCTGTACGAGAACGGCAGTAACATTTCCCTCAGCACCAACCATCGTCTGGAAGACATGATGGAGAGCAATGGCCTGCTCACTTCCCAAAGTAATCAGGCTTATGTTCAGTGCAGCCGTAACCCCCATCACCCCAACGCCAATCATCTCATTGTGGATCCCCACCAGTGGGACCATCGCGTTCTGATTCCCAATCACTTTGCTACTAAGTCAGAGGAGTATGCCATTGCCACCGACTGCGTGGCAGCAGCGGGCATCGAGGCACTGGAGCTCCACACTACAGTCTTCAACAAGCTGACCTTCATCTGCCTGAAGGATCTGTGGGCGAACATGCACCACCAGGGCGGCGTCTTCTCCGGCCTCTACGCAGAGAAGCAGGACCTGAACTCCCGCATGTTTGCCAAGGTGTGGGGTGCCATTGAGTTGCAGGTCATCCGCGCCAACGTCCTCAAGGCGTGGCCCGGCTGGCGTGAGATGTTCGAGAACAAGGATGCTGCAGTCACCGACAGCAAGTTGGCCGTTCAGAAGTTTGTCAATGGCAAGGAGCACAGCTCCAGTGAGTTCGAGCGGTTCTGCACTGCCATGGCCTACAACATCAACATGCTGCAGGACAAGGTCCGTTTGCCCAACGAGCCCAACTTCAAGCAGGCATCCGACTATGTCAAGTCGGTGTGGCTCAACATCCTTCAGACACAGGATCCCTCAAGCCGTGTCATCCAGATGAGTGACATGTTTGCGGAGCTGCGTCGCATCCTTTCGATGGATAAGGACGCAAGCAAGAAGGATCGCAAGCACAACCTGGACTCGTGCGATGATCCTCTCGTCAATCCGCAGTACAGGAAGCGACCGGAGGAGCGCATCGTGGCTGACAAGCATGTGTCACCCCAGAGCCAAGCAGGGATGACTGACGGCAAGGTCATCGTGCGTGCCGACCTCAAGAACTCCAGCGAATTGACGGACGCCAACCCCAGTCGGCTCATCTATCTGAAGAATAGGTATTACAAGAACACCTACCAGAAGAGTGAGGACCTTCGCCGGGAGGCAGCCACAGCCGCATGGCACGTAGCCCTGCCCCCCGCCACGGAGCACGGCCAACTGTCAGGCTCTCTGGACGAGGGAGCCCTGCACAAATTCGCAGCGTGGGGGGACAGCAACATCTTCGACCAGCCCCCCGAGGCTGGCGCAGGTGAGGTTGCCCTTGCCATCCTCATTGACTGCTCCGGCAGCATGACCGGCGACAAGCTGGCTGGGGCCAAGCAGTTCGCGGATGCCATCTGGCACGGCATCGGCAACAGGCCCAACGTCAAGCTCACGCAGTTTGCCTTCATGAATGAGGGCAACTGCAACATGCTGCGCATCGACAATGCGGACCACATTGACAAGCTGATCGCCACTGGTGGTACCCCCATTGCCGTGTCAGTCAACGAGGCCTGCATCTACCTGTGCTCTCACTACCCCACGGCAGCCAAGGGCATCATCGTCCTGACTGATGGTGATGCCTGTGCCCACAGTCGGTGCGTCAATGACACCGATGGCAGCAAGCCGCACACCAATGACCACCCAGCCTTCACGGCTCAGGTCATCAGGAGTCTGCCTATCCCGGTGGTAGGCGTGGGCTTTGGCGGGGTTAACCGGAACCAGATGTTCCAGCAGTTTGGGACCAACAAGTATTTCATGGTTGACCAGCCCCAAGATGCGGTGAAGGTTGTCGCGGAAGTCCTCAGGTCCGCTACCATCTAGTGGCCCTCGCCAGGGAACCACACAATGGCTAGACCACGCGTCGAAACAAACTCGAAAGAAGATCTACGCAGACGACTCATCCTCTCGGAGGCAATGGTGACACGCTTTGCAGAACGCATCCGCGCCTTCCAAGCAGTGCACACCATTCGAGTCGAGGAGACCGGTCTGTTCATCGGAATGCTCGCGGTACTTCACCGCGAATGGATGGACCACGAGGGTAGCGATGGTCCGTCCACCCTCTTCGTGAGGTGGGTCGAAAGTCAACCAGCGGAGGTACTTGTCTCCATCTTGGTCGGCCTCGACTCATCTCACTGTGGGGGGGCCTCCTCATCAGGCGGTGTGAGCCCTGATGACAGCGGTGACATCTGCGACGAGTAACCCTGTAGGTACTGCTGGTACTGTGGCTCGAACGGATTGGGCAGACGCTCAATCTGTCGTGCCATCATGGTCTTCTCACGAGCCTCAATCGCATTGCCCCACTCGTTGTGCTGCACCTTGAGCGGCATACCAAACGCCTTCTGGTATGCCATCTCAATCTGCTTGGCCTTGCTCATCGAGTTGGCCATCACTGCGTTCTTGTAGTCATTCTTCATCTTTACCATGCGATCACGGTTGCGGATCAAGAAGGTGTTGACTTCTCGCTCATCCTTGAAGCGTCCCATGTCCATGCCGATGCCCTTCAGGATAGTGCCGGTCGCACTACGGAACTCCATC